ACTCCCAAGGAGAAAGAACCCTGATCATACATTGCACGGGTTTCTTGTGAAATCTTAGTAGAAAGTGTACCAGAGTTTACAGTCTGCTCATCATAAGAAGAGTAAGGAACATCTCCTTCTGGAAGGGCACTTACAACACTCTCATCAAAGTTCCAAATGAGAACAATTTTGAGTGACATTTCCTCATACTTCTTCAGCACCTCAATCTTTTTTGCTTTGCTTCGTTGCTTAGAAACAAGATCAAGAACTTCAAAAGCCAAAGGGTTCTTAGGAAGTTCTAGTGAAGTGGAGACCTTTACCGTCCGTGGTTTTTTAGTGGTGCTACTCGTCTTCTTCGTCGTCGTTGCTTTCGTAGTCATGATAGTTTTCAAAGTTAAATGCGATCACCTCATCTGGAATCAGGTTGCCCTGGTTATCAAACATTTCGGGGTGAGGTCTTGGTACTTCCCGATAATTCATCATGTATTCTCTTGCAGTCCACCCAATCACAAGTCCCACTACAAGAAACAATATGGTTAAAAAGGAACCAAAAACTAGACTAACTGCTAACATTTCTTTTGCCTCGGGAAACTACTATTCTCTTCCTTGACTTTAAGGAGAATTCGAAATAGATGGTAACTTCCCTGTTTAGAAAGCAAACCATCTTCTCAAAGATGATGTGGAATGGATGTGATTGCTTTCTCTTACCTCCATTAAGCAGTAAATCAACGCCACGATTGCCGTGACTTGTGCTTTTATTTATGTTAGGACTTGATGACTTGTTGTTCTTTGAGGAATCGGATTGTGTCAACTGAACCTCCTAACTTTTTGCCATCACAAATAACCTGTGGGAAGGTTGAACCTTGACCAAACTCAGAGTAAAACTCTTCCTTTGTAAAGTCCTCACCTAGAGTATACATGACGAACTGATTGCCTGTCAACTCTAGAACTTGTTTTACCTTGACGCAATAAGGACAATTGTCCTTAGAATAAACTGTAAAATTCATTAGTCAAAAAAGAATATGTGAAAAAGTCTGGAGTCTTCTTTGGTCTGACCAAAGTATTTTGATGCTGCATGAATATTCTGAGCATCAAAGATGAATAGTCTATTAAAGACATTACCAATAGAGTCAACTAAGTCAAACTTAGTCTCATCATAAAAACCGCCAGCATAAATGGTATTGTCAAAGTTAGGATCACTAGTTCTTCTGGCACCATTCTTACTGGCATAGAGAGAGGTTCCTGTACAATAAGGAGCGTCTGGGGTTAAGTATAGCATAGCCGCCCAAGTTTGACCATCATTATGATAAACAAGAGGGTCTTGTGAGGTGCAGTATTGAAACCGACCACACATTCCGTGAGACTCCCATTCACGGATTTTGATACCCATGATTCGTTCAAACGCTTCCTTTGTTCCAGGAACGAAATATTGTTCTTTTGAACGACTTCCCTTGAAATAATTTATATCCTCAGCAAACTCCTGCATAAGAGCATATTCTCTAACTGCATGTGGGTTGGAATAAAAATTATCAACAACCCACACAGTCTTTTGAGGTTGTCTGTTTATTGTTGATGGAACTATTTTCATTTTATCTCAGTATATTCTTGTGCAATTTGGTGTAGATGTTTTCCATACCCACCACCATCAATATAGAAGTTACTATTGACTAAGAAGTAAAACTCAGGGAATGGTAGTTTTCTCTCTGGGTCAACAAGAACCTCAGTAAAAGCCCTCATTGACTCATAGTCACCCATCTCACGATAACATTCTGCAAGTCCTACAATGTGCTCATTCCTTACTGGACAGAAAGGACCTGAACGAAGATAAGAATCAATAGCATTCTCATGGTCTCCAAGGAAACGATACATTTCACCAATACAATATAAGGTGAAGTATCCCATTTCCCATATTTGACCGGTATGTCCTACCTCATCATAGTTGATAGTGTAGTTTAGATACTCCTTGAAGTAAAAGATAGCACGGCGAGCATATTCTTTTTGCTGTATCTCCCCTAAAGGAAATGCTTCACAATGACAGGCATCATTATAACTCTTACCAATATACCAGAAATGATACAAGTCAGTCAACATTGTACCTTCACGGATATGCTGTTCCTCTAGTTTAAGAGAATCACTCACATACTTTGTTGGGACACTATAACTCTCACCATCGTTAGTTCCTACCTGACGGAAAGACCGTGGAAGATTGAAGCGTTGGAAGTCTTCACCAACACCAGGAAGATCACAGACAATGCATTCGTGTGCTACATCATGTTTAAAATGCCATGGAAGTTGTGCGTTCCACATCCAGGCACGGTAGTAGACACAACCAGGGTTAGTTGCTGTGATATGAAAACTCTGAATACTCTTATCATTTAAAAGAGACCAATCAAAGTCATCATCAACCTCAAGGTATTCATCACAGTCCATCTTAAGAATCCAGTCACAACCATGGTCTGTCTTCAGACAAGTCTGTAACAGGTGATCACGGTTCCAACCAAAACTAACCCAACCCTCTTCTACATTGTAAATGAATCCAGGAATATTTTTATCCTTAAAGAACTCACGGACAACCTCAGGAGTTCCGTCAGTAGAACCATTATCTTGAATAATCCAATAGTCAATATATTGATAACAAGACTCAAGCATTCGTCCAATAGTAGCGGACTCATTCTTGAACATTGAAATCATTACGATTTTCGCTTGCCTTTCCATAATACTCTTTGCTGAATAAGGTCTAATACTTCTTGGTTGTTCTCTTGGTCTTCTGTAGGAGCGTATAAGGCTCTCTTTCGGGGGTTTACATCTTCAAGTGGATCAGTCATGTAATAGACTGCCAGACTCTTTCTGTAAATACCTTCTGGACAATCTATTGGTTGTGGTAGTCCGTGCCATGAGTTCTGAGTCGTATCAAATAAAACGGCACGGTTGAAGACATTATCTATGGTCTTCTCTTTCTTAAGTGGTCTATCAGTATTTTTATTATGAGACCATAGTTCTAAACCACCACCCCACTCAGGTTTCCAACCTTCGGTGAGATATACAATAAGATTTAGTTTCCTTTGCAGACCAGTCTTTGGGTGAATAGAATAGTCTAAGTGAATATTAAGTTTACCTCCCCTAGAATGAATATGCCATCCTCCACCATGAAGACCAATATCTGGATACAAGTATTCAATACCAGTCTTTTCAGACAGCACACCAATAAACTCATTAGAGTTCAACATAGTAAGAGTCTTATAAGTTTCTGGAGGAAACTCATACCAACTGTTAATACTTTTTTTCTTTTCTAGTGGGTTATTGTAACAATACCAAGATGGATTATCATAATCAGGAAACTCTTGAGAAAGTTTTTGTGCTTTCTCAAGAGGAAAAAAGTCATCAATGACTAGATGATCATAAGGAAAATACTCCATCAAATACCCAAGACGCCAGGGAAACGATAACTATCATCTTTAATCGCAACCAAATGAGCAGCAACACAAGGGATATGTGGTGCCATCTCAAAGGTATCAAGGCGATAAGTTTGGAATCTGATATCAGTATTTCGGATAAATTCTGCCTTACTCTTGTTTGTATAATACCAGAAACTATGCTCATTCCAAAAACTGACGTGCGTAGGATCTTGCCATGCTCCACGACCATCAGTAGAAGGAACTTCAATGAATGCCCATCCACCATGAACCAGAACACGATGAATCTCCCTCATCGTTTTGATTGGATCTCTTAGATGCTCAATTACATGACTAGCATTAATGACACCAACACTATTGTCTGGAAGAGGAATACCATCATTCAAGTCACAAGTAATGTCAGCACCTTCTTGGTCAATCGTCATGTACCCAGCACGAGGATAAAGACCACCACCAAGATCAACTTTCAACAATCCTTTCTTATCAGCATCACGTTCAGCAAGTCTCTGAGACCACAAATGCCCAAGTCGTACAGTCTCTTCTTGAATTGACTGATTGCGTTCCAACCAAGTATTGTCTCCAGTGATACGATACACATAGAGAGGCTTATCAACCAGGAACATTTCTGTAACCAGGTATGTGCGGATCATTAGTTCATGATCATCACAGATATCCAAATCAACATTATGCCCACCGATGTCACGATAGATATTTGTTCTCCAAGACCTCACATGGTCTGGAGCATACCAAATATAAGACAAGGCATGACTAGTTGGTTGCCAAGAATGCATGATGTGGCGTTCTTCATCACGCCACTTCATCATATGATAAGTCCAACCATGATCAGGATTGTAAGGAACAAACTCACCATTCATGTGATATGGAATCACATCC